TACTTCTGAGATTTTTCATACTCTGATATTTTTTTTGTTTCTAAACATTTGTAACATTTTTTTTCTGATTTTTCGCTACTTAAATAATAATCTCTTGCGAGATTAACTTTTTCTTGTATTTCTTTATTTTGTAAACACCAAGTTCTAAATCTATCATATCCAATAGGTAAATCTTTATACATATCCCTATTAGTCATTGTGTATCCTTCATACTTTATTCTGTTAATAATTACATCTACTAACTCATTATTAACATTTTTAAATGAATGAAATCCACATTCTTCTTTAATTTGACGTACTCTTTCTATAGATACACCCCATTCTTTAGCCCATTCTTTTAACATTCTGTTAGGGTTTTGTTCAATTAAAAATTTAGCTTCTTCTAACGAAGGTGCTATTTTATTAGGCATTATACAAAGTATGTTTTTTTATAAGGTGCCAATATATTCATATCAGATTGTGTTAATGGTGCAATTGATAATGCATCTAAACCTACTGAATATACCGCTGAATAATCTCCTATTGATTCTGATGATTGCATATTGAAGTTACCAGCAGTTGAGGCACCTTGTGCGGATATTTCACCTGGTTCTTGTTGAGATGAAAATGCAATTATTGCTTCAAGCATACGTGCTGCTGCTCTTGATGAAACCATTTTAATTTGAATTGGTAAATCGGTATCTAATCCTCCACCAAATGCTGTATAACCTGAAACATAAGTAACTACAATGTTTTGTTCTTTAGCATAAGACCATCTCTTCCCAAGTCTTCTTATTCTTCCACTATTATAAAATACAAAATCAGCAGAATTACCTTCTGTTAATGTTATATCATCTTCAACTACTGATGTAACTGAATGTACTGGAAGATGTCTTAAAAATATTTCTTTTGTTTGGTCACCTGTAAATGTTTCAGTTTTTGTACCATGATTAAGGTCATAACCAACATATTGTTCAATTGATGCGTCAACAAAAGGAATTATATTATTAGTTAAATGAGTCTCTAAATCTGAATCAAAGTCTATTTGTGTATAAGACTCTACATCAGATGCCGTTGAGAAAGCCATTTAGACCTCCTTACTTGTCTTCGACTTCTACTTTAACTGCTTTATCTTCTACTTCTGATTTTTTAACTGCTTTAGTAACTGGTTTTTTAGCTGCTTTTTTCTTAGCAGGCTTATCTTTTTTACCCCAACCTTGCTCTTTGAGCCAATCAGTTGGATATTCTTTACCAGCTTTAGCAATTAGGTCTGCTTGAGAAGTTGGCACATCTACTGGGTCACCCTCCCATAGCTTTCCATCAGGTAGCTTATAAATATTTTTTTCTGGAATTGTATACATAATCATTAATCCTAACTTATAAAATAAAATTACTTGGTATTAGAAAAGCCCTCCGAAGAGGGCTCTTCTCACTATCGTCTAAATCAAACCTAGAAGTTTGTTATAGAACAGAAAGCTGTTGGTCTGTAAACGACAAATCCCATTCTCATTGTCAATCTAATAGCCAATTGATTCTTAGCGAAGAAGTCACTATGGCTGTCAGATACAGCAAGGTCAATACCTTGTCTCATGACAATTTGAGCAGCATCGCCACCACCGAACTTACCAACTAAGGCAGTTCCTGATGCGATTGCTGTTGAAGGAACAACTTTTAGACCCCATAGTCTTGCTGCAACATCGCCGCCGAAGCCGCCTGCTGCTACAACTAATGGATTCTTAGCAGCATAACCTGCTGAATCTGTTCCTGCAAAGTCAGTTACAGCTGTAACAATTTGATACCAGTCTTCTGGGTGCATTACGACTGAATCAGGTTCAACGAAAGCGTCTTTTCTGATTTCAGTAATAGCTTGGTAAATTTGTCCAAGTCTATTTAATTCACCGCTGTAGCTTGAATAGTCAAATGTGTTAATACCAGACTTGTTTAAAACACCAGTCAAGTTTGGAGCAGTTCCATTACCGTTAAGTAATTGATTGTCCATTCTCAATCTCATCATTGTTGTGAGTCTTGAGTTAACATATCCTTGAATAGCACTAACATCTGCTAACAACTCATCTGTCACTGGTAAGAAAGTAGCAATCTTACGAATGCTTTCTGTTCTTTCAGTGAAAGCCAATGCTGATTCGTTTGCAGAGGAGATGTCTCCTGATTCTGCGATTTCACCTGCATTGTTTGTGAAAGTTGTCTCTTCAAGATATACATATGCGTTTTGAGTTGTTGATATTTGGTCAAACAATCCAATAACAGCATTTGGGTCTCTTAAAGCTGTTTGTAATATTCCAGGTGCTCTTAATGACTCTGGTGGATAACCTGTGGTATTTAAAGTAGTTTTAAATTCTGCTGAAGAGTCAACGCCTTTAACGCCATTATTAACATATTGGTTATAAGCGTCAGTCTCAACGAACTGTTCACCGATTGTTTTTACGCCTGCTGATTGCTCAACTTGTGGAATTTCGTTAGCAACTTCGTTGTTAACTTCCATAGCTTTTTCATTAGCAGCTTTAGATTCTTCAATCTTTAGCTCATCTAATGAAGCAGCAAGTTCATCATTTAACCCTTTGATTTTATTCTTTTGGTCAGATGTGTACTTACCATCTTCTGCAGGAGCATCAAATACGGATTTAAGTTCTTCACGAGATTTAGCAATTTGCTCTTTAAGCTCTTGTACTTTACTCATACTGTATTTATCTCCTAATATTATTACTTATACTTCGTCGTCAGTAATCTCAACATCAACAGCTTCAGCCATTAATCTTTGAGACTCTGCCCACACTTCGTCTTCAAGGTCTTCTTCGTCAACTGATTCAGTGTTATCTACAGGTACTTCAGTAACTTCTTCTACTTCTTCAGATTCAGCAGGATTCTCTACTTCTTCCTCTGGTTCGACAGCTACTTCTTCAGTATCGACTGAATCTGTTGGTTCTTCTACAACATCTTCAATCTCTGCTTGTTCTTCGTCTAAGTCTTCTAACTCTAAAGCACCTTCGGTTCCGACTGTATCGATAAATTGGTCTATTTCAACCCATGCATCTTGTAAGTCATCTTGAACAGCCCTTAATGCTTCAGTAGCCTTGACTCCTAATTTCCTTCCATCTTTTGCACGTAACATCGCAATGGCGTTAGTTCGTGTCATTAAGTCATGCAACGCAGCAAGCACGTCTTTGACTTCTTCAGAAAAAGACTTATCTTTTTCAGAAACTTCAATGTCAGCAGATTTTTCCATATCTTTTGCACATTTACCTGTTTTGTCATAGTCACAGGAACCATATCCCTTGCTACAACAATCACAGTGTTCTGCATTTGCATCATGTGCAACTACTTCTTCTGCTGGTTTATCTTCAGCTGGTTTTTCCTCGCTAAAAGATTCTGAGCTTAATAAACTTTTCTCTCTAGCCATTTCCTCTAATAGCTCAGTATTAGACTTTATAGCCATTGTGTAGGTTTCTTGATTTGCACCTACTAGAACAGGAGATACTTCATAGACTGATAAATCTTTTAAGTATCTTGCGTCAACATCCTTATCACCGCTCTTGAATTTACCTCTTTCTGAATCGTTAACTCTATATCCAAAAGACCATTGTTGCAGGTCTCCCATAGCCTTAACTAAGTTATAAGCTTCTTTTCCAGATTCTGTATCCATAAAAAACTCACCTTCAAATGTGGCTTTATCTTTATCTTGTTTTATTGAACCTTTACCAATTGGCATATCCCATTTATGAGCCCATACCATTGGAACTGAACCTGATTTAAATCCTGATTTGATAGCATCTTCAACGACAACATCGCCATCGCTATCTAATGTATTGAAAACCGAGAATACAGCAGAAACTTTTCCTTCTTCTTCTGCTTTAAATTCTAGGTCGATATTTTTAATTTCACTCACGAGTGCATCTCCTATATAAACTGTTAACAGATTTATTTAGGTGCATATATTAAAAGATTAACAAAAGTCTTTAAAATGCGTGGTATTTATCTTAAGGTGTGTTTGGGTTCTCTACTTTATTATTTAATTCATCAGCACTTTTTTTTGATGACAGTGGGTGTGATGAAGGTAGCAAGTCTTGGTCATAAGGCTTTCTCTTAAATCGTCCAGTACGCAAAGCGTGTAAGAACCCATTTACTCTAGCAACACCCCATTGGTCTGCAGAAGTAACATTACTTCTAACTGAACTAGGGTTTGTGCTGTAAGCACCTACACCTCTATTAAATACAGAAACTAAAGTTCTTAGATTAGTTCTGTACTTCGGATTTTTAGAATTATGTTCTTCAACTTTATTATTTAAAGTTTTCTTAATCTGCTCCGAAACAGCTTTTGAAGCTATATCATCAGCCATTCTATTTGCTAATTCTGAAGCTTCTTTTCTTCTATCTCTGACCACTTTTTTCTGGTCATTAATAATTTTTTTCATAGCAGAAACTCCTATGTTAGAAACACCACCCCACTTAATATTGGCAATAGTGCCATTAAGTCTGTTATTGTTTTGATGTCTACCCATAAAACGTTCTCTTCTACGAACCCAGTTAAGAACTGATTCACTTCTATCACCAGACTTGTATTTAGTCCAATTAGCGAAGGCATCATTTCCTGTAAATGATGTAGGAGGATTACCTCCGTTACCAGCTCTTCTCCAAATCTCAGGCCAATTTTCTTTTAAATCTTTAGCATATCCATATGGAAATTGCTTATATTTTGAATTTGAAAGTGATACTTGTTTATCATCACCTGGACTTGGAAAATTTGTTCTATCTTTTTTAGGTTTTTTAGCTTTTATATTTTCAGCTTCTATTTCAAATTGTGATTCCATAATTGCTTCTGCTTCTTCTATAGATACTTTTAACTCTTCCACCATACCATCGATATAAGACTTTTTAGTTCTTTCAAATGATTCGTGTGATGAACAAGGCATATAATAAGTCATATCTTCAATAGTATGTTCATGATATCCTTCACAACCAATTTCTTTAGCTCTTCTTAAAGCAGCTTCAGCAGTTGTAAACATCCACATATTTCTTGATGGTGTAAATGTTACAGCTTGTCTAGTTGTTTCAGGAACAGCGTCACCTGTATTCATTTTTGCATCAAATAATTCTCTTAACATTTTTGCTTCATAACTAGCTTGATTATCACTAGCAGCTCTAAGTTCTTCCATAGGAACAACAGAACCACCATCTGGGTCATTATTTCTAGTATTTTCTTGTTCTGCTGTAGGAGCTTCTGGTTCTGAACCATCAGCAGGAACTTGTAACATATTCATAGGTCTTAAATAAACATTATGTCTTTCATCAACATCTAGTCCTACAACTTTTCTGGCTTCACCAATTGTTATCCAACCACCATTAACACCCATGTTTACTCTTTTATAAAGTTCGTCCATGTCTGTTTGTAAAGCTCTTACATTTTGAATATCATAATCGCACATCATTCCGTTATCACCAAAATCAGGTATTAGTAATTGATGTGTTAATTCATTTGATACTGTTTTCCATAAAGGTACTAATTTTTGTTCTGTAAAAAACTCTCTAAGTTCAGCAGTATTGTTGTAGGTGGCCGCGTCCAATCCAGCCCCGAGGCCTGCCAATATAGCTGGGACTCCTAAAACAGCAGAAACTCTCTCTTCAGGCAATCTTCTTAATTCATTAAGCCTCATTTGGTCTGGAGTAAATGAAACTACTTCAACTGACATAGCACCAGAAAGTACCATTGGTTGACCTCTGTTAGCACCACCAAATTTTTGTTTATAAGATTCTGCTATAGCTTCAGCTTCTTCTCTTGTTGGCCCACCCATTTGGTCATTTCTTGGAGATAGAACTACACCAGGTACTGCTAAATTAGTTAGTAATGCAGTAGCATATTGTCCTGCAGCTTCGTCGCCAACTAATTCTCTTAAAATAGATTTAAGTGGTGCATGACCTCTTCTATGGTCATTTGGGTCTATACCTTGTCTTATATGAATAACATCTTTAGGGTCTAATTTTACAGGTTCACCAGATGTAGCATTTTTTGCTGTAGCATAGTAATTGTAATGAGTGATAAGTTTATTAGTATTACCTCTTACTTCTACTAAGTTTGGCATTAATGGAACTAGCTGAATAACTTTACCGTTTTGATTTCTATTCTTATAAATAAAAGCGTCACCATGTGCATTTAAAGAAATAATTATATAATGAGACAAAAGACTTGATGACATAAATTCATTAGGCCTTCTATATAGTTCACTAACTGGGTGTTTGTAATCTACTTCTCTGTCACCAAATACTTGGTCTCTTTTTACAACTTGCAATGCTGGTTCAGCGAAAGAGGTAGCAAGAACATTCATACATGCGACCACTGCAGAGTTTGCTGTACCATCACCAATTTCTTTTAGTGATTCTGTTTCCCAAAATCCTGCTGTTGAGTTATAACCAAATATTGATGTATCTCTACTTGAATGTAGTGATTGATTGTAACTAGCCATCTTACGAAGTTGTGCTTCGCTAGGTTTATTTAAATAATCTGATACTCTTCTTAAAAAACTTTTATCTTGTGCCATTAATATGCCTGCCAGCTTCTCCTCTGAACTAATGTTTGAACCGCTAAGCCTAATGCGTCTACAATATCATCATGACGACCTACAGGAAATGTCATTAATTCTCTCTCTAACTCTTCTAACCACGATGCATTACGACGAAACAATACATCGCCTCCCTCCATCCTAGCCGATAAAGGCATAGCCTGTGTTATTTTATCTTTGCTAGCATCCATTTCTCTAACCCTCATTCCAACTCTTTGAGCCATTTGAATAAAGTTTTTTGAAAATCCTTGTTTTTCAATACAAACATAATTCCATCTGTACTTATTGTACATTTGCTGTATTGTAGGCACAATATCTGGTCCTTCTATTTTAACTCTAACCATATCCTCTACATATAATTTCATATCAGGTGAAATAGCACACGAAAGTATAACCGTATAATCTGATTCATTTTTAGTAGTTACTGCTAAATCAGCTGAACCAAAATGAACTAATTCTCCTGGATTCCACTGTGTTCCTCCACCTATGTACATTCTTTCTCTTATATCAAAATAAGTCATCCACTCTGGTTTTAATAATCCTTGGCCTGCATCAACAAATTCTGCTAAATATTCTTGAGCAAAAACAATAGAACCTACTTCTTCTTTAGCTGAATCTATTTCTTCGTCATCAATCATTGGGTTGTCGTAAGTAGAAAACCTAAACCTTTCCCAATTTGAACCCTTTTCTGCAGTTTCCCATAAATCAAAAAACCAATTATCCATTCCCATTGGAGTACTAATAAATAATGCAGAACCTTTTCTTTCTGTAAGTGTTGGACGTAATACTTCTTGCCATACATCTGGTTTAATAAATGCAGCTTCGTCCATAACTAAAAAGTCCAAACCTTCACCTCTTAGTCTTTGAGGATTATCAGCAGATTTACAAGATATTGAACCACCATTAGGAAAAATAACTTCCATGTTTGCTAATGAAACTTTTGGTCTTATTTCTTCAGGAAAAGAATAAGCAGCGTTTTCTAGTGCTCTCCAACCAACTCTAGCAATTGCAAATGTAGGTGCTACCCACCAGGCTCTACCACCATTAAGAGCAACTTCCATACACATATGAATACCAAGTCTTGTTTTACCAAATCGTCTACCAGCACATAATATTTTCCATCTACTTTTAGATTGAGCAACAGTTTTTTGATTTTCGTGTAAACCTGGGAGTTCAGGAACATATATAGGCATTACTTCCTTTTTTGGTCTAAGTATGCTTTAACTAACTTACCAAAAGCCATTTTTCTACCAGCAATGTTTTTACCATTGTATATAGAATCATGAGTTTCACAAAACATTGCACAGTTATCTAAATCATATCTAGCTATAGAATCGTATCCTTGATAACCTATAGTTTGTAATAATGTAAGTTTTAAATATTCTGATTGCTTACATTCAGCCCATTCACATCTATATTTAGCTCTTTTCAAAGCCATTCTTCTAACATCACTTAAATTTTTTGGTTTATCTACCATCTAAATTTCCTCTTCTTTGCTTCAGCAAATTGTTTATGAGCTTTAGCACTTAAATTACTTGGGTCTTTTTCCCATTCTACATCTATCGGTGTCTCGAATGATACATTTTTAGATATTAATCTTTTTGTATTAGATTGACATTTAGGACATTTTATTAAAGGGTCTTCTGTTATTTTATGAGTTATTTCAAATTCAAAATTACATTTATGTAATATACATTGATAATCATATCTCGGCATCTCTTCTTAAATATCCTCTCAATAAAGTCTGGTATTCTATATGAGAACCAGCTTGTTGTCTACCATCAAATATATCATGATGTCTCTTACATAATATCGCAACATTCCATAATTCGTTGGATATATTTCTATTTTTTCCACCCATACCTATAGCTTTAATATGGGCCATTTCTAACCATTGTCTTTCAGTACATTCATGCCATTCACATTGATAACCTGCTCTTTTTAATGCTTCATCTCTTAAAGCAGATTTATTTATTTTTCCAGTACCTTCTCTTTTTTTTTGACCCATGCCAGAAATACCAGATTGACGACTGCGTCTTTTTTTATACTCAGCCCAAGTTTCGTTTTCAGCGTCCCACATTTTGAAACCATTCAGTAGGAATGTAATTGTTATGAAGTGATGGTTGCATAAACTTTGCTTTAATCCATTCTTCGTATTTATCTATAGTATCTTTTAACAAGGGGTCGTTATAGTATCTTATTACATTTTCTTTTTCTTTTTGAAGTAAAGCGGCTTGTTCATCTGGACTAATAAAATTCTGATAAAACGCTCTTGTTCCTGCACCATTATTTGCATGATTTATAATTTCAGTAAGATACAAATGACCAATAATAGGTTCTTCAGTATTAGGGAAAACAAGTTCCCAACCTTGATTTAATAATTTCCAAGTTTTTAATATATCTTCTTCCATTATTACAACCTCAGTGTCTTCACCTCTTAAAAACATTCTGTCACTAAAAGCAAAATTATATGCAAACTTAGGACAAGGCAAAAATTTAGGCATACCTTCTTTCATATTTTTTACCATCCATGGTAAAGATGCTTCCCATACAGGTCTATCTAAAAATGGATATAAATCTAAATTCCAGTCTTCTTCCCAACCCATGTAAGGAAAAAGGTGATTTGATAAAAATTTTCTTTCACCATCTATGTATTTATACCTTGCACCATAAGCAGTTAAAATAGTTTTATCATTTTGAGTTTCTTCTTTAGATTCTCGAAGTAGTTGTTTTAATTTAAAATCCCAATTGTCTGTAAACAAAGTATGTGAATCAATACTTAAAATAAATCTTTCTCCACCATACATAGTAGATACAGCTTTCCTTGCATGTCCAGTACCAATTTTTTCTAATCTATTATCTTTGGTTATTAAATCTGCGAAGCCTCTTATCTTTCTCCCATATCGACCTTGTAAAGTTTTAAAAGCTTGAATGTCTTCTTCATTTGAAGTTAAGTATCTTATACCAAATACAAGTTGTTCAGGTTTTTGTGCCTTTAATAAA